GTAGCAAACGACATCCGTAAGCAGGTAGCTGCTCTGCGTGGTGCAAACGTTGCAACCTTTAATGGTTCATACATCGGCTTCATTCACCCAGACGTGTCGTACGACTTCCGTTCGGCTACAGATGCATCAGCATGGCGTACGCCAGCTAACTACGTTGATCCAACTGGTATCTACAATGGCGAGATCGGCTTGTTTGAGTCGGTACGTTTCATTGAGACACCACGTGCCAAGGTGTTCACCAACGTTTTCAACGGCGCAGGTGCAGCAGGTACGGGAGACTCGTATGCAACTCTTATCATGGGTCGTCAGGCTCTTGCTAAGGCGTTCAGCACACAAGATGGCAATGGCGCAACACCGAAGATTGTCCGTGGCAATGTCACAGATATCTTGATGCGTTTGCAACCACTTGGTTGGTACTGGCTCGGCGGCTACGGTCGCTTCCGCGAAGCTTCGCTTCGTCGAATTGAGTCGGCATCAAGCATTGGCGCAAACGGCGTCTAATAATTAGTTAAAGCCCTCCGCTCTTCCTCATCTGGGCGGGGGGCTTTGCTATACTCTTAACAACGAAAGGTTTTTATGTCGATTTCTAACTATGCCGAACTTAAAATTTTGGAACATACCACAGGTAAAACTGCTTGGACTATGCCGACAACGGTGTATGTAAAACTCCACACGGGGGATCCTGGGGAAACTGCAACGTCAAATGCTGCTACAGAAACTACACGCAAAGCAGCATCTTGGGCAGCTGCATCTTCTGGTTCTATTGCCACATCAGCAACAATTGAATGGACCAACGTTTCCACAACAGAAACATATACTCATTGGTCGCTGTGGGATGCATCAACCGCAGGTAATGCTTTGTGGAGTGGCGCGTTGTCGTCATCTGCTGCTGTTACAGCTGGAGATACTTTCCAAATCACTTCGCTTACGCTGTCTCTCGATTAGTCGGTAGGGGGTAAACCCTTATGCCACTAACAGCAGTAATTGCTTATACAGAACCATACAAAGGCACCCATAGATTTTATGTAGGTACGCCAGTATCTAAAACTGCAACTGGTTCTGGAACTGGAACACAAACAGCTGCAAGACTTGTTAAAAATATTAGAACCGCAACTGGTTTTGGAACTGGCACACAAACAGCTGTTGCAATAGAACTGCTTCTTAGGACTGCAACTGGTTCTGGAACTGGTAATGAAACAGCTATTGCTATAGAGTTGTTGCCAAGAACAGCAACGGGTAGTGGCACAGGTACGGAAACAGCCACCGCAATTTCCATAAGAATAATAAGTGGTACTGGTTTTGGAACTGGAAGTTCGTTAACCACGTTTAGGCGCGAACTATTTAGGGCTGCTACAGGTAGTGGGACTGGAACAGAAACAGCTACCGCCATAGAATCTCTCCCAAGAACGGCAACAGGTAGTGGTGTTGGTTCTGTTAGTCAAGATGCCACAAGAATTGTTGTTGCAATTCGTACAGCATCGGGTTCTGGCGTAGGTAGTGGAACTGCCACAAAGATTATTACTGGCATAAGAACAGCTACGGGTTCTGGAACTGGATCTCAGAATGCCACCAAACGCATTGTATGGCTTCGTACGGCGTCAGGATTGGGTTTGGGTACCGAGACAGCCTCCGCAATAGAATCGCTTCCTAGAACAGCTACAGGCTCTGGCGTTGGTTCTGTAAGCCAGAATGCCACATGGGTTAAGTCTCATATGTTCAGGGTTCCACAAACAACAGGCTTTGCTTTTGTTGAGGCATACTCAGAAATTAGCTGGCAGCCACGAGAACGATTGTTTGCTCGTCTACCCAACGGCACAAGAGTGGAGAATCTCTTTGAATTACAAGATGGTTCATATACAATTAATGATCCAAGAGACGGAACAGCAGTCAGGGTTTACCTTGGTTCGCACGTAATTCCATTGACGGACGAGGAAGTAACAAACCTGACAGCAGCTGGATACGGAGCGTACATAACGTGAAGCATGCAGAAACCCATCCCGATTTAGATGTTGATGGTTGCTTTGGTTGTCGCATTGCAAATATTCGCATGGGCACCAATAGCACTACAACTCGCGGGCAAACAGTACAGCAAACAAATAAGGTAGAACGCAACTGGCAGAAAGACATGCCAGCTTATAAGCGTTTGAGAAAGGAAGGTTTGCAACCAAAACGAATTGATGGTGCTGCCGAAGTCGAAGCAAAAGCAAAATATAAATGGCAAGTTGAAACAGGATTGGGTATTAAATGAAAAGCAAATCTAAAGTAAATGCTGCTGGTAATTATACAAAACCAGCAATGCGCAAAAGATTGTTTAACAAAATTAAGGCTGGTTCTAAAGGTGGAGACCCTGGTGAATGGTCTGCACGTAAAGCACAGTTGCTTGCAAGTGAATACAAAAAAGCTGGTGGGGGATACAAGTAGTGGCACTTGCTAAATCCCAACAATCCTTAAAGAAGTGGACCCAAGAAAAATGGAGAACTTCTGACGGCAAACCTTCTAAGGGAAAGAAGCGTTATCTACCTTCAGCAGCTTGGAATGCTTTAACTCCCGCAGAAAAAGCAGCGACAAACAAAGCCAAAGCTGCTGGCAATGCAAAAGGCAAACAGTTTGTTAAACAACCTAAAAACATCGCAAAAAAAACAGCAAAGTACAGAGGAAAATAAATGGCTAAATCACCAGCATGGCAACGCAAAGAAGGAAAGAATCCAAAAGGCGGGCTCAACGCAAAGGGTCGTGCATCGTACAAAGGTGGAACATTAAAAGCACCTGTTAAAGCAGGAGACAATCCACGTCGAGCATCATTCCTTGCACGTATGGGGAACATGCCAGGACCTGAACGAGATGAAAAAGGTAGACCAACAAGACTGCTATTATCTTTACAGGCTTGGGGTGCTTCGTCTAAAGCGGATGCACGGTCTAAAGCTAAAGCAATATCCGCACGAAACAAGAACAAGAAAGGCAAATAATGCCAAAAGTAGGAAAAAAAGAATTCGCTTACACCCCAAAAGGTATGGCGATGGCTAAAGCAGAAGCCAAGAAAACTGGCAAGTCAATGAAAATGAAAGGCAAGAAAAAGAAGTAATGACAACTGCAGCAACGGTAATTAATAAAACGTTGCGACAACTTCTATCTGGGACGGTGGAGGCTCGCAACAAGCTAGCCTCTACTGTCAACAGTTCTGCTACCAGCATTGTCTGCACGTATGCCCTTGAGGGGTTGCGTGCTGGACAAATTTTTGAAATTGAATCTGAAGTATTTTATATTTGGGCTGCCGACACAACAACAAAAACCTTAACCGTAGAACGTGGGTTTAATGGAACTACTGCAGCTGCACATACTGCTGGCGCAATAGTCACGGTAAACCCTAGGTTCCCTAGAGCTCAAGTTCTTGAAGCTATCAATGATGAAGTCTTGGATCTATCATCACCAGTTAATGGATTGTTCCAGGTTAAAGCAGTAAATTTTACATACAACGGTACAGACAGAATGATCAATCTAACATCTGCTACTGATGTTATTGATATCTTAAACGTATCTGTTCGTTACCTTAGTGACGACTATCCAGTTGCTCGCAAAGTAAAACTTGTTCGTGATCTACCAACAGATGATTTTGCTTCTGGTTTTGCTTTGAAATTTGATCAAGCAGTATACCCAGGCAGACTTCGTATTATTTACAAAGCACCTTATAGTTCGGTTACTACAGAAGCAACCAACCTTAACACGGATTGCGGTATACAAGAATCAATAGAAGACATTGTTGTTATAGGCACACAGCTTAGGTTGATGGCACCACGCGAAATCAAACGCAACTTTGTTGAATCACAAGGTGATACTCGTAGAGCAGAAGAAGTTGCATCAGGTGCAATTACCAACTCCGCAACAGCACTGAGACAATTACGGAGAGACAGAATTATTGCGGAGGCTGCTCGCTTAATGCGGTCGTATCCGACATTCTTGACAAGGGAATGATCGGTGGCATTAGTACTGCGGTATACGGATGCTTACTATCCAGCCGTTCCTTACTTTGCGGGAAAGGAAAGTAGTTCTTTGGTTCCAGATATTTTTCCTGTTGCTATCGACTCAAGACCGTTCCTTGTAGATTCCAAATCAAACCTATTCTCACGTGGGTTTGAACCTAGGGTTCGAGATTCGGTTGACCAATCAACCACGCCAGGCGAAGCAGCAATTAACCCGCAAGGTTTGTGGCGTCGCGGCGAATCATCATGGCATCTTGGTGCTGGACAGAAGTATGCTGATACAGCAGAAGCACAAGACTACAGGTTCTACACAAGTCAAGGAATTGATCCGTGGACCAAAGGTCAAATCTCATTACTAAAGACTGTGGCTTTGTCAAAGTCGGCTACTGGTACCAATTTAAAGATTGCCACAACTGACACAGAAGTTTATTTCTTAGATGGTACAAGTCTTTACTATTCAACGAATCCGTATGCATCAAGTCCAACATGGACAGCAGTAACTGGATTACCTACTGGTACACCACGTGACATGGTTAGCGATGGATCATCTATTTATTTAACCTATCCAGGTACAACAAACGCTTATGGTTTATGGAAGGTTCCATCAAACCACACACCAGTAAACGTTGCTTATGGTCATGAGTTTGGTTATGTTGATTTGGCTAAAGGATTTTTTGTTGTTACTGGTTCTGGCTCTGATCAACACAAACTTTATTACAACCCAACTGGAAATGTAGGAGCTGCAGACTACACACATCCATTAACAGCTTGGGGCTGGATTGGTGCTGCATCTGGTCCTAACGCTATGTATGTGGCTGGATCAACAGGCAATCGCGGAGCGATTTATAAAATAACTATTACAACTGCTGGCGTGCTAGAAACTCCAGTTGTTGCACTTGATTTACCAATCGGAGAAATCCCAACGCATCTTGGTTCGTATCTTAATGGCGTATTAATTGGTACAAACAAGGGCGTGCGGTTTGCAACTGCAGACAACAACGGAGACTTAACTACTGGTGCTCTTATTGCAACTAGTGGAAATATAAATCAATTTACTGCTGAAGGTAATTTTGTTTGGTTTACCTGGTCAGACTTTGCTGCTTCAACATCAGGGCTTGGACGATTGGATCTTTCAACCTTTACCGCGGTTAACGTCCCAGCTTACGCTTCCGACTTAATGGCTAGCGTTGGCGGCACGGTTCAAGCTGTGGGAACATTTAACTCCAAACGAATGTTTGCTATTTCTGGCGTAGGACTTTACGCCGAATCATCAGACCTTGTTGCATCTGGTTCAATTACTAGTGGTATTTATAGGTGGGGTATTCCAGACAGAAAGTTTGTAGCAAAGTTTGATATTCGTAGCACCCCATTAGCTGGTACGGTAACTCCGTATATCTCTAGCGATACTGGAGCATACACGGCAATGACGGCACACAATGTTGCGTCGGCTACTGAGTCTGTTGCTACTGGTCCACAGGCGAAATTCATCGAAGCTTCTTTTAGACTGGACTTTACTAGAGGTACTACCACTACTGGACCAACCGTAACACGTTGGATGGCTCGAGCCTACGCATCTCCAGCCCGCAGCCAGGTATTTAAAGTACCCCTACTTATGCATCACCAGCAGGTAATCAATGGCATTGAGTATTACCTAGACGTAGAAAATGAACTAAACCTACTAAGGAACCTAGTTACAAATCCTCGCGTGGTAAACTATCAGGAAAATACAGAGACCTTTTCGGTAGTCGTAGAGGACTTGGAATTCCAAGTTCTTGATGGCGTTCAAGGTAAATGGAACCTTGAGGGTATCTGTGTTGTTACAATGAGATCTGTACAGGATTAGGAGAATAAATGGCAGCAGTAACTAGGAGATCGTATGCAGGTGCAGCTCCTGCTTGCACACTTACTAGTGGTATTACTTCTGGTGATACATCTGCTTCACTTACTGGTACTGTAACTAACTGGCCTACAACTGCTGGCGGACCATTTCATATGGTTATTGATCCAGGTCTTTCAACAGAAGAAAAAGTTCTTGTTGGATCGCGATCAACTGGTTCACTCTCATCTATTACTCGTGGCGTAGATGGCACTACTGCTGTTTCGCATTCTGCTGGCGCTACCTGCTACCCAGTTTTCACAGCGACTGACGCTGACGAGGCGAACACTTTTGCGTCGACGATGACTACTCGTGGTGATTTGTTGACGATGGGTGCTGGTCCTACGGTTGCCCGTATTGCTATCGGCACTAACGGTTATGTGCTAACTTCTAACGGTACTGATGCTGCTTGGGCTGCGCCTGCGGCTTCTGGTTTAACTTCAGGTGATGATTCGGCTATTGTTTTGGGTTCACAAATTTTCGGTTAACATAGGAGATAACAAATGGCAACATTCACTAAACAAATTCTTTCGGCAAGCACAGACGGTAAAGCGATTAAGGTTGCTGCGACTGCTACTGCTGGCACTTTGATTCACACAGGTTCAACTACAGCGACAACTCTTGATGAGATTTGGCTGTATGCAGTGAATACTTCTACATCTAATGTTAAATTAACGATTGAGTGGGGTGAAGCAACTGCACCTGATGGAAATATTGAAGTAACCGTATCGCCTGAAGCAGGTTTAGTTTGCATAACGCCAGGTCTGTTAATTAAAGGTAATGCGAGTGCTGCCTTAACAGTCAAAGCGTTTGCAGCAACCGCAAATGTTATTACTATTCACGGTTTCGTCAATCGGATAACGGTATAAGTTATGAGTCGTTCACGCTTAGGTTATATTTCATCAACGAACACAGGAACAATAATTGCAGGTGGCATTCCTGCCTATGGTGTGGCGACTGGTGGCAGTTCAGCGAGCATTGTAGTTGATGGTCAGAGTTATACCCTTCTTACATTTACTTCCACTAGCACTTTGACTGTCACAACTTCGGGTCTCTTTGATGTCTATGCCATCGGTGGTGGCGGTGGCGGTTGTGGTCAAGTTGGTGGCGGTGGTGGTTTAGATGGTGCTGGTGGCGGTGGTGGTGGTGCTGGTGTCGTATCTGGAACTATTTATTTGACGGCAAACGCCACAGTTTTTATTGGTGCTGGTGGCACAGGGTCAAGGTCTGGTGGCAACTATGGTGTAGGTGATTACGGTGGAATAGGTTCTACATCAAGTGTGGGTATCGCTGGTGGTGCTGGTGGCGGTGGTGGTTTAAACCAAAATGGTGGAACACAAGCAAACGGCAACACGGCGAACGGTGCGAATTATGTTGGTGGAACTGGAAGTTCAACTAACGGTGCAGGCGGTGGCGGTGGTGCTGGTGGTGTCGGAAGTAATTACAGCAGCACCAACGGTGGTGCTGGCGGTGCTGGAATAGATATTTCTGCTTGGATTGGTCAGGCTGCTGGAACAACCTACAAAGCAGGCGGTGGCGGTGGTGGCGCAAAAGGCGGGACAGGCGGGTCAGGAACAAACGGCGGTGGTGCAGGTGCTAGCGGAACTCAAAGTAATGGTAGTGCTGGAACTGCCAACTCAGGTGGTGGCGGTGGCGGTCAAGCAGGTCAAGGTAGTATTTACAATGGTTACGGTGGCAACGGTGGTTCGGGCATTGTTTATGTAAGGTTTAAGGTTTAGTTATGGCGCATTTTGCAAAAATCCAAAATAACAAAGTCGCTCAGGTCATCGTTGTATCAAACGATGACTGTGGTGGTGGCGAGTTCCCTGACAGTGAATCTATCGGTCAAGCGTTTATTGCGTCACTAGGTATATCTGGCGAATGGAAGCAAACTTCATACAACGGAAACTTTCGTGGCACATACGCAGGTATCGGTTACACCTATGACCCTGTTGCTGACGAGTTTGTTGCACCTGTAGTTGAAGAACCTGCCGAACCTTAAAGTGTGGGTCGCAATCTAACAAGGTGGCTTATACCGCTACCAGCAATCCTGTTCTCGTTCTTCCCCAATCAAGTAAGCGCAGAAGCAACACCAGGGTTAGCAACCACCTACTACACAATCGACGAAATACCACCACTCCAATCCACCAGCGAATACCCTGTCTGCGGTTCGGAGACAGAGAACAACATCAACCGCAACTACGACTACGAACTATTCGAGGACTGCACCTACGACCTGTTCATGGTCCACATGACAGGCTATATAGATATCCCTGAGCATCAAATAATCGAGTTCATGCTTGCATCGGATGACGGTGGCACAATCAAAATTGGTTTAGATGAATGGGGTAACTGGAATGATCAGGGTTGCACATGGATGATGTCGGGTCCACTAGAACTAGATGCAGGTAGCCAGCCTTTAGAACTATGGATGTACGAGAACGGCGGAGCGGCATGCCTGATGCTTGCATGGAAAATAGATGATGGCGACTGGACAATCGTGCCAGACGAAGCGTTTACAACTAATGCAATATCAACTACTACATCTAGTAGTACAACTACTACAGTTGTATCAACAACTACTACATCTAGTAGTACTACAGTTCAGGAGACCACCACATCATGGGAGCCAACTACAACATCCACGATTCCAACGACGACAAGTACTACTACTGTTGTTCAAACGACTGTCCCTGTAACTACAACTACAACTTCTTTACCAGTACCCACGGCAACAACAACGACAACAGAAGCCCCAGTTTCCACAACCACGACCCAGCCTGAAAAAGAAGAAAAGGGGTCAGAAGGTACTCAAGAAACAACTAGTCCCACCAACGAGCCTCTACCTGAGTCAACCATAGACGAATCCGAAACCACAGTTGACGAGTCCGATACCACAGTAGAAGAAACACCTACAACCGATCTTCCCGATCTTCCTGAAGAACCCGTAGAGACTGTTCCTGACGAGACTTTTCCTGAAGATGTTCCCGACGAAACAAATGCCCCAGAAGTAGAAGAAGAGCCAGAGGAATATACACCAGATACAACAGAAGTAGAAGAACAGTATTCATCATCTACTACTTTACCTGATATCCCAGTTGATAAGCCAGTTACTGACGAACAAATAGAGGAGATTTTAGATGTTCTTATTAAGGCTGAACCTGAGCAAATCATTGCTGCTATTACCCAGGTGTTAGCTGCAGAGATTACCTCAGATCAAGCTACCGAGATTGCCTCAAGCCCTGAGGTGTTGGCTGCTATTACAGAGGAACAGGCTGAGCAACTGTTCGAGCAGATTAAAGTAGAAGAGCTAACCGAAGAACAGCTAGAAAAGTTTACGGCAGCCATTCAAGAAGCCCCCACTAAAATCAAAAAAGCGTTTGAGAAAACCATTGATATCTTTGGTTCCCAGTTTGAGGACTACGTACCTACAGGCTCGAGCATCCCCGTTAAGACACGTAGAACTCTTATAGCTGTTGGCGCTTTGATTGCAGCAATGCCATCTACTAGAATTAGACGTTGATGAAACGACTTATCACGTACGTAATGGAGAACACTTGGACATGGGTGGGAACTGGCATGGTTTTGATCACCTTATCGGGTCCTACCCTAAGACAAGCTATACTTCTTACAGGCATAGGTATCTTAATACACTCACTTATATCCCTTACACAGAAAGACAAAGAATGAACTCAGCAATTGCAAAAGCATTAGATCTAGGGCAACGACTTGTTTCGCTGTTTATTGCATCGGCATTACCAATTATTACTGGTGGTGCCATCGTTGGTGTGGACGTAGTTAAGTCAGCTTGTGTTGCTGGACTCACAGCCCTGTTTGGTGTGGTGCAAAAGCTTGCAGCAGCTTCGGTTGATGGTGAACTTACAGCAGAAGAAATTTCTGAGGCGTTTGGTAGCGCTAAGACTAAGAAAAAGTAATGAAAGAAAATTGGCCTATCGTTAAGGTTGTATTGCCTGCGGATCTTAAGGGTGTAAAACCTGGCGCTCTTCCAGAGTCCCTTCTTCGAGACATACAACCTTACGGTAAGCTTCATTGGCGCGCAGCTGATGCATACCATGCAATGCGTGCAAAGGCGTTGGCTGATGGCATTAAACCATTTAAGCCCACATCTGCAGGAGATACGTATCGCTCATTAGCTATGCAAACTACAGTATTTTTGCAGCGTTATCAGAAGGAACCTATTGCTGGTGCTTCAACTCGTACATGGGATGGTGTTAAGTGGTACAAGAAATCTGAAAAGTTAGCGTCTCTTGCGGCACCAGGTACATCACAACACAACTTAGGGATTGCTGTGGATATCAGCGAAGCAAGTGGTAAGCGTTTTGAATGGATGCTTGCTAATGCGCCAACGTTTGGATTTAGCTGGGAAGTAGTTCCCGAAGAACCTTGGCATATACGACTAGTTACTGGAGATAACCCTACTCCTGCTGTGCAGGCATGGGTTGATGCACAGAAAGCCGTATGAGGTGGATGGGGGCTGGGCACTAATACTCTCTGCTGTAGTTACTACGGTAGGTGGAGTGTTGGTCGCTTTGATTGCACAGTTCCGTAA